TATTTCTCCGTCTGGTAATGACCAGATAAGATCCGGATCAACCACAACCGGTTTCTTCACCTTTGCCCTTGATAGTTTTTTGCGGGCGTTTTGCCAGTCTTTACGCGCCTGCTCAGACGGGAATAATCCGTAGCCTGAATTGTAAACATCACCACTGGCGACCAGTTCTCTGGCGAGAGTGCTTATGTAATACCTTGATGCACCGGTTTTAGCCTCCAGAGCCCGTAACGTCTCGCGACCGCTCAGACGTACAAGTTCAACAACCTGCCCTTTAATTTTTTCCCGCTCTTCTGGTGTAAATACTTTTGCCATAGGTGCCTCCGGCAATCACTTTTCCGACACAATACGACTGGAGGAATCGAAAATCTGTCGAACAATATCCCGGTGCTTGTTCAGCTCCCGCAGCGCGGCGCAGACTCGCTCCCACTTCTGGACATGATTTTTCGCCCGACGCAGTTCGCGGTTTGCCATATGCAGCGATGGTAAAACCAGGTCATCCGCTCGCGTTTCAGTAAACGATGGCAGCGACTGCACAATGTCCGCCACCGTTTCTGTTTTAATATCTTCCTGTGTTGCAGCCTCCTGTACTGGTAACGCAACACCTGTGGGCTGAGGAAAGGCCTTACCATCAGTTTCCGCTACCGATGCTGCTTTCGGCTCTGCTGGTAAATTATCGCCCGGTATGCAGTAACGAAATTTACCGTTCTGGTTTACGCGAATCAGGCGTCCTTTGCTGATAGCCATTGCCAGCGTTGAAGCTACTTTGCGTGATGTGGTACCGAACAATGTAGCCAACTCATCCGCCGTTTGTGGGCCACGTTGTTCAATCGTCGCGGTTAAATCGCACTCTGAGATTTTCGCTACTGTTGCCATGGTGGTTTCTTCCGGCAGCTCTGCCGGCGCTGGCTGTTCCTGCTGAACGTTGTTATCAGCCACGCGCCAGGTGTATACGCTTTTATCAACGAAGCCAGCCTTTTTCAGTTCCCACAGCTCGTTCAGCACTTCTTCTCGACTGATATCAAGTCGCGTAGCCAGTTCTACCGACGTGGCTTTTCCCATCGCTTTCAGTGCGTCAAAAACGGTCTCCATTAAAATTTCCTCCCGGTAAAAATTACTTCTCAATACCTGGCTGACCAACATTCGGGCGCCAGCTCTCCCAGTTAAAATTCACCCAGCGCCCGCCGTTCATGGTCATGCGATCCATAATCCGCTCGCCGAGCAATGTTTTCATGGCCTCATAGTTCAGGTTTGTCAGCATCCCCACGCTGCGCATTGACGCTGTCCGGCGATCAACAATCTGGTGCAGTACCACCTGCTCGTTTTTCGTCTCGCGCTGAATACCAATTTCATCAAGAACCAGCAGATCAACTTCGCACAGTTCCCGCAAAAATTTTTCGCCTGACTGCCCGTCGTCATAGCTGGCGTGCAGGGCGCTCATAACATCAGCCACGGTAACCACAATCACTGTCTGGCCATCTTTCAGCAGGCGATTCCCGATAGCCGCCGCCAGATGGTTTTTTCCGGTACCAGGTTTTCCGCTGAACGCGAAATTTGTGCATCCGGTAACCAGTTCGTCAGCGATAGATTTCGCCTGACTCAACGCGTATCGCTGGCCGTCGTTCTGCACCTGGTAATTCGCAAACGAGCATTTGCGGTGCAACGGCTGTATGCCGGAGCGATTCAGGATTTTTTCCACCCGCAACTGACGATTCTGACGGTTGATCTCCTCACAACGTTTCTGGCCTTCTGCAAGTTGCCACTCGCGCCACTCCGCCACCGTCCTGAATGGCGCGGTTACATGTGGCGGGGCCAGTCTGCGGATACGTTCCAGAACGCCGCCTGTCGCAATATTTTTCATGGTCTGTTACCCCCTGAAGCCTGGCGGGATCGCACTGTCCGGAAACGAGACGGTGTTAATCTGTCGGAGCAACGTCTCTGGCCGAACACCTTTCGGCGCGAACAAGCCCTGGTATTCATTGGCGATGCTGTGTCGAATCACCTGCTCAGGTGAAAAACCCTGCTGGCGGAATTTTTCCAGCTCCCGTATCGCCCCGTTAGCGCCCTGCTCCGTTCGAATCGGTTTTCGCAATGCCTGCCTGAACTGAACCCACTCATGCCAGAGTGTTTCCGGCAACCAGTCAGGCAGCTCGATAGCCTCCGGTTCGAATTTTTTAGACGCTCGTTTTTGGCGAGGGGGATTTAGGGGGAGATAAGTATTTATATCTTCCTCTTTCTCTTCCTCTGGTAACGCTTTTTGATCCGTTTTTGTAACGCTGGCAGCGTTACCTTTTCGTTTCAGTTCTCGTATTTTTGTTACTCTCTCGTTTGTAACCGCCCGTTTTTTAGAGCTTTTCCCGTTATGGCGCTCAAAGTTAGGAAGCGACAACACACCATTAGTTTCGACCAGCCATCCAACCTGAATTAACGCATCAGCAAAACCAGCCATAAAAGTGATGCGATCTATTGCACTTTTTGTAACGCCGCGAGCGTTACACTCTGCGTTACCGTCTATCATTTGTTGATCCGCCCATGCCCAGAAGCGAATGACTTTCCCTAATGCGGCATCTGGATCAATATTCAGAATCTCAGCAAGCCTGAATATTTCCGGCTTATCCGGCGTAATAACTTCGAGCTTTATCCAGTTTGAAGCCATTTGTTTTCACCTTGTAACGCTCGCAGCGTTACATTTAACTGATACCGAACAAAACAGTTCGGTACGATTAATTTCAATCAATGCACTACGACAGAATCGCTAGGAGAACCGCCGCCGCTGAAATGTGCTTTACGGTAAACGGCCTGGACTGCATCATCATGCGCATCAATTGCCGTACTCAGTGCATCCTGTGCCGCCAGTAATGCACGGCGTTCCAGGGTATCGAAGATGCAGAGTCGGTGACGCAGCTCGCGAGGAAGAATTGCCAGAACCGCAGGGATCAGTTTCTGAATTTTTTCCCTTTGCGCATTCGTTTCACCTTTCAACCAACGATGATAGATATTCTGCTGATTGTTCCAGTCCTTGCCTGGTACCAGGGGCAATTCGCCGCCCCCCTGGCGCAGATATTCTTCAGTAATTGCGTTAGCGACCCACGCCTGCCCTTTTTCGGCTGCCAGGGCTAACAACACTGATTCGATGTGCTCATGCTTGATTTTCATGAATCAACTCCCATCAGCTTTTTCGTAGTAGTTTTATTTCTGCCAATAGTTAAAATTGCATCGGCAGAAAATAATCCGTTTGATGCATGAGCGATTTTTTCAGCGTAATTTGTTTCGCCGGTATATTCTGTGCGAGGCAATTTACCGTTATCCATCCATTTGTAGATTGCTCTTTGGCTGACACCACAAACGTCGGCCACAACAGAAACGCGAACAGTTTTGATTACATCTTCAAGTGTTTTCTGGTTCATATCACCCTCACAATGTGAACTTTGAGTACATGCTATAACAGAACTGACAGTACATTCAAGAGCGAATATCATTGAACTTATGGTTCATGAAGATAAAGCGCGTAAAGAGTTCGCCAGTAGGCTTGCGCTAGCCTGTGAAAACGCTGGTTATGAACAACATGGAAGGCAGGCAGAAATTGCCCGTCGAATGAAATTAACACCAAAAGCGGTTAGCAAATGGTTTAATGGTGAAACAATTCCTCGCCGAGAGAAATTAAGGGAATTAGCAACACTCATTGGAACAACACCAACCTATCTTTTGGGAGAGGATACAGAAGAAAGTGGACAGATACGTTTCTATCAGGAGTTAAATCCAAGACAAAAAATCATCATTGACCTTCTGGACGAGCTCCCTGACAGTGAGACAGATGAACTTTTAAAAACTCTTGAGGAGAAAAAACAGAAGTACAATGCAATTTACGAAGAGTTAGCACGAAAGAAAAAACAAAAAGCCTCTTAAACCAGCATAAATCCGGTAGCGTCCCCCTCCGGGTTTGTGCTTCACTTTATCCCGTCTCATTTTTTTATACATAAAATGTACTTAAAGTACTTTACAATGATGAACACAAAGTACATTATATACCTACCAACCCACCCCGCCCCACAGAACGCCGGGCAATACTTCGAGTTACCAGGCAGTGGTCAGGGGTTAAGTAGCCAGCCCGAGGCGTATGAACA